CGAAGTGGCTGAAGTGGCCGCAGAAGATGCTGATGTTGATGCAGATGTTGCTGATGTTGCAGCAGCACTCTGAGATGTAAGTGCCGATGAGGCACTTGTTGATGCACTAGATGCAGAAGTGGCAGCAGCAGTAGCTGATGTAGCTGCTGAAGTTGCCGAAGTTTCTGCACTTGTGGCTGATGTTGCCGCCGATGTTGCACTTGTGGTGGCAGAAGTTTGTGATGTAAGTGCAGAACTTGCAGAAGTCGAAGCACTAGAAGCACTCGTTGCCGCTGCTGTTGCACTTGTTGCAGCCGAAGAGGCTGATGTTGCAGCAGAAGTTGCACTTGTAGTTGCAGATGTAGCAGAGGTCAAAGCACTCGATGCTGATGTGCTTGCACTTGATGCTGATGTTGCAGCAGAAGTTGCAGAAGTCGATGCCGATGAAGCTGATGTAGATGCAGCAGAGGCAGAACTTGCTGCTGATGCAGCGACAGTAGAGATATTGATGTAGGTGGTAGATGTTGTATCTGCTGTTGTTATATCACCCATATCACGGACAAGACCTGCACCAGTAACATCAATCAAAGATGAATAGGTTGATGCTGCTGAACTTGCTGAGGTAGCAGCAGATGAAGCACTCGTTGCTGCTGAAGTAGCAGATGTTGCAGCAGATGTCGCTGATGTCAAAGCAGAGCTTGCAGAAGTGGATGCACTAGATGCTGAGGTTGCCGCTGACGAAGCAGAAGTAGCCGCAGATGTAGTTGATCCAAAGAGTGTGTCGATATAAGACTTGTTAGTTGCATCGGTAGATGCGGTAGGTGTAGCAAGATCTGTAATCTTATTGCTACCCATTGACAAAGCACCGGTCATAGAGTCGCCAGCCTTGGCAACTTTAGTTCCGATAGATGTAGCTACTGTCGTAGAAAAACTAGCATCATCATTAAGTGCTGCCGCTAACTCATTAAGAGTATCAAGGGCAGCAGGTGCTGAATCGATTGTGGCTGCTATCTGAGCATCTACATAAGCCTTAGTCGCTGCATCTGTATTAGCAGATGGAGTTCCAAGACCTGTGATTTTGTAGGTTCCGGCAGCAAGATCAGAACCCAAGGTTCCGCTTGTGATTGTCTTAGATGTAAGAGTCGATGCAACTCCATCAAGAGTTACTGTGCCTGTAGCATTAGGAAGAGTGATTGTTCGATCTGCTGTTGGGTCTGTAACTGTAAGGGTGGTTTCGTTGCCATCATCAGTTGAACCTTCAAACAAAATACCACCAGTTGCAATAACTGCACCGGATAAAATCTTAGCTGAAAGAGTCTGTGCATCTGTAGTACCAACCACATTGCCAGTTACACCGTGAACACCTGCTGTCGTTGGAACAGCAACAGATCCAATGTGAGCTGAGAACTCATTGAAGTCCTGACCAGAAACCACATGGCGAACCGTTGCACCAGCAGAGTGAGCCACATTTGTTGTAGAATCTGAACCACGAGTTACAGTAAGTGTTGTTCCACCACCGGATGCAGTAACGGTAATAAGTTCTTCTTTGTTGGTATCTGGATCAACAACCAAGGTGTAAGGATAGTTGCTTGGGAAACCTGTTACTAGGTCAAGCGTGATCGATAGAACAGTACTATCGATACCTGTTGATAGCGATGCCTGTTTTGCTGTTGAGGCGTAATATCTTTTCTGGGCCATTGGTTACCTCGTATAGTGGAGTCGGGGTGGATAAAGATCTCGAAGCTGGGCAGCCTCTTGCTGTAGTCGTTGCTGGTATAGACCAAGGTAGAATCGTGCAACAGATGCACCGCTACCGATTGGCTTAGATTGATCCATCATGTCTGCTTCTACTGACTGGCTTGGGATTCGTGCAGCATCTGAACCAACGATAAGTCGAGCAATGGCTCCATAAGTAATCACATCAATAGTAGATGCTGGAAGACCGGTTACTGTTTCATAGATGTCAGTCTCAGCAGAAAGAACTGATGGAGCCTTGGCATAGATAACCTGAACAGTTCTGCCCGGATCAATCATGTCAAAGATATTGATGGTCTTGCCATTGGCAAATACTGTGGTGTTGGCAGTCTTGTCTGTGTCATACCTACGGACATTGAGCCATTCCTTGGTTGAGCCAATAGTCTGCCACTTAACATTGAGGACATAGTCGGCAGTAGCCGGAAGTGAGTAGGCAGTAACGGCTGAGTTGAAGCTAAAAGTGTGTGTGCCTACTCCAAAGAGTTCTGGATAGACAGCCTGAATTGTGTCGTTAATAGCCTGTTTAACCATGAAGCGTGGGTATTGAGGGGCTATGACCACCTTGGTCTCGTTGGCTGCTGTAGAGGCTGTAGTGCCTCTGAAAGCCCTACCCCAAGGGGCAAGGTAGACCTGCTTGGTTAGGTTATCTGTACGATCTACATACATCAGTTCAGAGCCAACCTCGATGATGCCACGACCCATCTGGGCAGTCTCATTGACTACGAATTCTGTGGCAGAGGTTGAGGCAATTCCGCCTACTTGGTTGATCCATGTAGCGGTTTCCTGTTGGGCCCCATAACTCTGGATTTGCCCAAGGACTCGTTCTATGAGTCCATTAAATGTTGTTGTCATTCACTCACCGCTCTCAGGGCTGCGGCAGCAGCCTTATCAGTAGTTCCGCCTAGTTGGTTGCAGACACCACGAAGGTCTTTGTAATTAGGTCGAGTATTGCCAGCTTTGACATTTAAGGCACCAACAACACTAAGTCCTGTAGTTCCAGCCCAAGTGTTTGCAGCCTTAGCTGCACCAACATATGACTGAATAGCAGGATAGGTGCCACCATTAGCAAGACGATTAAGTTCTGCATGGAGTGTACTTCCGTTGGTACCAGTTGCCATTACTTAGCCTTTCGCTTTGCTGCTGCGTTATCTACTAGATTTGGATATGGTCTTCCAGCCTTTTTAGCAGCAGCCTTAGCCTTTGCTTTCTGTGATGGAGTTAACGGAGTAGATTTCTTATTAGGATTTTTCTTATCCCAGAATGCTGTTTTCTTTTTCACCATTTCACCTTATCTGCCCAATAGGCTGCTGACATTTTTCCTTTAGCAATGTTCTTAGCATGACGAGCTTTGAATGATGCCTGTCTTGCTGTTGGCTTCTTATCACCAGATACACCTTGCTGACCAAATCTAATTGTCTTAACCTTTGAACCTTCTTTGGCTACTACAACATGAGACTTCTTTGGATGAGATGGAGTTCTTTTTGGTTTGTTGAAGCCAGATACTCCGGCTGCTTTCAACCGGGAATCTTTCTTCTCGGCCATTTACTTCTTCTTACCCATTTTCTTAGGCATGGACTTCTTTGAAACCATTTTCTTTCCAGTTTTCATTGCTTCCATCTTGGCATCTTTCTTGCCCTTAGCTGTGTATGGATATTCTTTCATTCCGACCTTTGGCATTTGCTTCTCCCTTTGTGTGATGACTTTGACTTTCCCACCTGTATTTATATCAAACGAGATGGAAATCTCTATGCTCTTGCGAGCTTCATTGGCTGCTGTTCTTGTATTCGTTGGGGATAGTGTGGTTCTGGCTAATGCACCAAGTGCATATGAACTGCCGGATCCAACTCCGTATATCCCACGATCATCTCTTACCCAAGTAAAGTCATTATCAATTTGATAAAGCTTTCCTCGAAGGCAGATCAATGCATCGAAACCTGCACCATCTTTAGGATCATTATCAGCAGTCTTTGGCGATGGATCGTATCCATAGTCTGCGTATGCTTGCTTAAGTGATGGCAGTAAATCTGTCATCATAAATTTATCTAGGTTCACACCTCGTGGAATCTTAGGAGCATTCCAACTGTGTAGGGCTATATCCCCGGCGATTGCATCGCCAGCAAAGGCAATTACATACTCGCCTTTTTCTACTACCTTGTCCATGCCAGAGGCTATGAACTTCTGATCTCCACCCACTATCAAAGAATCTGCGGCAATCAATCCCCAACCTTTACCTTGGATTCCAATAATGGTTGTCATGCTCAGTCCTTAAACGAGTTGGTGGTTGAGTCGAATGCCTTACCGGCTAAGTTACTTACTTCGACTGCCCCACGAATATCCTTCATGTTTGTTGTCGCTGGTTCAATACCTTGGCTGATTGCAGACTGGTATGCGTTTAGCTCTGCATCCCACTTCTTCTGAGGCATCATCTTGGAACTGTTAGCATCACCGGTATTAACCTGTAGACCTGATTGCTTTAAGCACTCACCCCAGTTTTCATGATCCTGAGTAGGGCAACCTGTTCTGCATCCCATTAAACTATCTCCACTAAAAATCCGTTATGGGCTATGTTGGAATCAGAATCGGCTTGAGCCTGAGTTCTGATTGGAAAGCCTTGTGCTACAAGAATAACCTTTGTAGCCTCGTTCACTATGTGACCTCGCCCACCAAGGAATACATAATCGTAATCCCTTAGTTCATCTTCTGTGACTGCTCGAGCCAAAGACATAACACCATCATTGATAAGCACGGCTACCCCTCGCTGGGATACAACTCTACGCCACCACTTGTCAGCTAATGGATAACCTTCCATTACCTGCGGTGGGTAAAATGTGTATGTTGCCATGATTCTCCTTGTTAATAGAGAGGGAGGCAGGTTGCCCTGCCCCCCTCAACTAATGACCTACTAGAGGCTAGATCCGCCTGTTTCCAAACGGCAAACTGCTTCATCTCGGAAGATGCCCCAGCCACCGAAGTACTTCCAGCCAAGTGCTGACTTACGGCGAAGGATGTCGATCTGAGGTGCTACGACTGTTTGCACATCGTAAACATTAGCCTCAAGAAGAGCTTCCTTGCCAACTGCAACTGCTGAGTAAACAGTAGCTGAAGATGCACCTGAAGTGGTTGATGGAACACGAGAAGTCTGAACAACTTGGAAGCCTTCAAGAACACCAATGGTGCCTGTCAATAGGTTTCCTACATTGTCAGTTGTGTACTTGTGGATGTCCACAAATCCGCCTGCACCAGTCTCGGCACGAAGGTCGAAAGCTTGGCGTGGGTGGATGAACAATGTGTAAAGGTCACCAACACGAGGTTGAGCGTTTGACTCAAGAAGTGTTGTCTGTGCCTTACGAAGCATTGTTGTTGATAGAACATCTGAAGCTGTAAGAGTAGCTGTTGATGTACGGCTTCCACCGTACTTAACTACTGTTCCAGATGTTAGTGCTGTTGCAACTAACTTATCCAATGTATCTGCTGCGTTGAAAGCAAGTGCATCACCGATCATGGTGTCGATAGAAGAGAATGAAGCCATGTTGACCTTCTCTGTCTGCTCAACAGCATTACCGTATTCAGTAACAGTAACTGTTACTTGTGATGGGTTTGCTAGTGCAAGAGGTGTTACATCAGATGTTTCTGTTAATGCTGTGGTTGCTGCTGCTAGGTTTGCATAAACTGCAAACTTAAGAGAAGTTCCCGGGTTGGTGAGTGCTACTGGTCGTAGGTCTGCGACTGAACGCATGACAGGAAGTGAGCGGAGTGCAGCTCTTACATATGTGTCATATGCATTGACTACGAGGTTGCCTACACCAGAGATTTGAGTGGTTGCCATTTACGGCACCGCCTTTCTGGGTTAGTACCCAGC